CACGCTAATGAGTAAACAAATATTCTTTATGCGACATAAAGCACAGTCCTGTTTAAAACGGGTGGTGCGAGGATGGCCTAGGCTATTCAAGCAGCACTTCCACCCTACCCTTAAGAGGAAGTCGGCTTGCAAGGCCGACTTACTATATTTGGGGGAAGGTGGTCCACACACGACGCTTGGCTCCAAAGGACGGACCGATCACGAGTTCGTTGATCATATCCTGTCTTTGGGACATAGTGGGGATTTTCAGTATGGGAACCCCATTATGGATCCAAAGGCGGTATATGATTCGATGAACAAGTTCGCGAAGGGTGCTGAGATAAAGTTGTCCGCTGAGGAAAACAGACTCCTTGATGTTGGGTTCGACTGGTGCTTTAGGCACTTTAGTCCTTACATGCAAGGGGTTAGTGAGGTGAGCTCTTCGGAGGTTATCAACTCAATGGACCTTACTAAGAGCGCGGGCCAGCCATGGTCTGAGGTCCACAAATCAAAAGCGGACTTCTTCGAGAGTGGTGACTCCTCGTATTTAAACGCATACTGGGAGTCGCTGGCGAACGAAGGGTCCGGACCCACGTCCGTGTGGTCACTCTTCCTGAAGGATGAATTAATACCTCTCCGGAAGGTAAAGAGTGGCCAGACAAGGACTGTGTGCAACAGTCCTGTCGAGCACGTATGGGCGCTCGGACGTTTGAATCTTTCGATCAATGATGCACTACAGGCGGTCCCGGTCGTAACCTCTTCCTGCATGGGCATCAACCCCTACGACGGGGGCTGGGAGACGTTGTATCGTAAGCTCTCTCGTTACGCGCACGGTTTTGCGTTGGATGAGAGGGCTTGGGACGCATCGTTGATCCGGCCCCTGTTGGAGAGGGTTCGTGACCTGCGGTGGAGGTTCCTGAGACCTAGCTACAACAGTGAAGGCGAGGCGGCTATAGCTCGCAAGCGCTTATGTCGGCTCTATGAAGACATAATCAACACGGTCGTTACCACGGGCATTGGGGAGTATTTCCAGATGACCAAGGGGGGACCGTCTGGTTCTGGCAACACAGGGCCTGACAACACGTTCATATTGTACTCCTTGCTGGCGGCTGCTTACTACCAGAGCACCGGACGCAATTACGCTCAATTCCAAGCAGACGTGATGCTCGCCATTTATGGTGATGACAACACGTTCACTGTGAACCCTGACGTGATTGACCGGTTTAACGGGAGGTTTATTAAGGATTTTATGGCCCGTTTCGGGGTTGAAGTGAA